GGGGGGGGGGGGGGGGAGCGTTGAAGCATGGAACTGTTTAGGGGCTATGTGCCTACCAGAAATAAACAATGCCTTGAAAAATTCAAAGGCGTTGAAAAACTGAAAACCCGTTCAGAAGTCCAAGACCTTGATGAATACGCCGGTATTCTTGGAGAAGAAACCATCCTGATTGATGTGGACGATGCGGAAACATCTGAACTTTTGTTCAGAATTGTTCAGGATTTAGAACTGAAGTGCAGAGTGTACGCCACCACACGGGGAAAACACTTCTTGTTCAAGAACTGTGGTGTTAAAAAAAGCTGGACGAAATGCACCTTGGCCGTGGGTATCACCACGGATGGAAAGGTTGGAGCTAATAACAGCTATGAAATCTTGAAGTCCGGTGGCGTGGAACGGCCCATTCTGTATGACTTCCCTGAAGGGGAGATTCAGGAACTTCCCAAATGGCTGACCCCGGTGAAAAGCAACTATGATTTTCCGAACCTTGGGGAAGGTGATGGGCGGAACCAAACCCTGTTCAACTACATTCTGACCCTTCAGAGTGACGATTTTACCAAGGAAGAAGCCCGTGAATGTATCAGGCTGATTAACCGTTATGTGTTGAAGAAGCCCCTTTCCGACAAGGAACTTGATGTGATCCTTCGGGATGATGCCTTCAAGAAAACATCCTTCTTCCGGGATAAAACCTTCCTGTTTGATAAGTTCGCCACCTACCTAAAGAACAACAACCATATTGTGAAGATCAATAACCAGCTTCACATTTACAAAGATGGTATCTATGTTTCCGGTGCCGGTGAGATTGAAGGGGCCATGATCAAGCTGATCAGCAACCTGAAACGGGCGTGGCGTTCGGAAGTCCTGTCCTATCTGGAAATCATGATTGAGGAAAACACCAAGGCCACCAACCCGAATATCATTGCTTTCAGCAACGGCCTTTACAATATCCGGGATGGTTCCTTCAAAGAGTTCACCCCGGATGTGGTCATTACAAATAAAATCCCGTGGCCGTACAACCCCGCCGCCCATGATGATCTGTTGGATCATACCCTGAACCGGCTGGCCTGTGATGATCCTGAAGTCCGGGCCTTGCTGGAAGAAATGGTGGGCTATTGTATGTACCGCCGCAATGAACTTGGCAAAGCCTTCATCCTGATTGGCGATAAGAGCAACGGCAAATCCACCTTCCTTCATGTGGTGAAGAACCTTCTTGGGGATCAGAACATTGCTTCCCTTGACCTGAAGGAATTGGGCGATAGGTTCAAAACCGCTGAACTGTTCGGCAAGCTGGCGAACATCGGTGATGATATTGGTGATGAATTTATTGCCAATGCTTCCGTGTTCAAGAAGCTGGTCACGGGTGATCGGGTGAATGTGGAGCGCAAAGGCCAAGATCCCTTTGAGTTCAACAATTATTCCAAGTTCCTGTTCAGCGCCAACAACATTCCCCGTATCAAGGATAAAACCGGAGCCGTTCAGCGGCGTTTGGTAATTGTTCCCTTCGATGCCAAGTTCACCCCCAATGATGCTGACTTCCGCCCATTCATCAAGGATGAACTGTGTGAACAGGGTTCTATGGAATATCTGGCCTTGCTTGGCCTTCAGGGATTGAAGCGGGTTCTTGGCAATGCACAGTTCACCACTTCCAGCAGAGTTCAGGGGCAGTTGGACGAATATGAGGAAAACAACAACCCCATTATTGGGTTCATCAATGAAGTGGGTGTTGACGGGATTGAAAATGAAGCCACCGATTCCGTGTATCGCCGGTATAAGGAATATTGCATTGCAAACAACTTCCAAGCCCTTTCCAAGATTGAGTTTTCCCGGCAGATCACAAAACGCTGTGGCTTCACAACGGTTCCCAAGTGGATCAGAAACCGGAAAACCCGTGTATTTGTGAAAGGCGGTGACGCAGAATGAGTGGTTCCAAGAAGGTGTTCACCACATTGGGCAGTTCCAACCATGTTCCTGAAGAACGGGAAGCATTTGATTACTACGCCACCGATCCAAAGGCCGTGGAAATGCTTCTGGAACTGGAACAGTTTTCCCCGGTCATTTGGGAACCGGCCTGTGGTGAAGGCCACATTTCCAAGGTGCTTCAGGCCCACGGTTATGAAGTCATTTCAACCGATTTGATTTACCGGGGCTTCGGTGATCCTGAACCGCTGGATTTCCTGAAGGAAACGCTGGACGATTTTGAAGGCGATATAATCACAAACCCGCCGTATTCAATGGGGCTTGAATTTGTTCAAAGGGCGCTTGAAAGCGTCCGCCCCGGTGGGAAAGTGGCTATGTTCCTGAAGGTTCAGTTTTTGGAGGGGCAAAAACGGGGTGAGTTCTTCAGACATACCCCCCCCCGAAAGGTTTATATCAGCCGTTCCCGGCTGGCCTGTTATAAAAACGGTGATATGACCGGGAAACCGGAAAGCGCCATTGCCTATGCGTGGTATGTGTGGGAAAAGGGCTTCACAGGTGATCCGGTGATCAAATGGTTCAACTGAAAGAAAGGATGATTTCAATGTTACCTAAAACCAAAACGGAACGCCATTCCGATATTTGCAAGGAAATCAATGCCTTGTACGCCATGAAAAATCATGACTATGGTGACAGCTTTCACCAGACCTTCACGGAAGAAGGAATGGCAATGCCCCGGATCAGGCTTGGGGATAAGATGGCCCGGTTCAAGAGCCTGACCAAATCCGGGGTTCAAGAAGTAAAGGATGAATCTATCCGTGATACCCTGATTGACCTTGCCAATTACGCCATTATGACCGTTCTTGAATTGGACGATCAGAAAGCGGAGGAACACGCCGATGAACGCTAACCGTTATATGCGGGATTCCTTGCGAACCGCTGACCGTTCCAACATGGATCGGCTGAAGCTGGAATGTGCCTTGGGCCTTTGCGGTGAAGCCGGTGAAGTGGCCGAACAGGTGAAGAAACATTTCTTCCACGGCCATGAACTGGATAAGCGCCACATGATTGAAGAACTTGGTGATGTGGCTTGGTATTTTGCCGTTCTGTGTGATGCTATTGGTTCTGACCTTGATACGGTCATGGAAGAAAACTTGAAAAAGCTGGAACAGCGTTACCCTGAAGGGTTCGATCCTTACCGGTCACAGCACCGGAATGAATTGGGAGGTTGAAGAAAATGAAAATTATCAAGCCTGATGTGCAGTTCATCACCCCGATTGATGGGGCCACTATTCTGAAGCGGCTGGAACAATGTGGCCGTGTCTGCTACAAGTCCGAGGACAAAATCACGGAAGGTTCCGCTGAAAAGTTCGTTGCCGGGATCATCAAGCGAGGGCATGAAGCGGTTCTGGAACATTGTTCCTTTACGGTGAAGTTCATTTGTGATCGTGGGGTTTCTCATGAGATCGTCCGCCACCGGATGGCTTCTTACTGTCAGGAATCCACCCGCTATTGCAATTACGGCAAGGGCAAGTTCGGTGAGGAAATCACGGTGATCAAGCCTTGTTTTTGGGATGAAAACACCTTGGGCGAGAAGGTGAAAATGGATTGTTGGAGAATTGCCATGCGGGATGCTGAAGATGCCTATTTTGCCTTGCTGGATGAAGGCTGTTCCCCGCAAGAAGCCCGTTCTGTTCTGCCTAACAGCCTGAAAACGGAAGTGGTCATGACGGCCAACATTCGTGAATGGCGGCATTTCCTGAAGTTGCGCTGTTCACCCGCCGCACATCCGCAGATGCGGGAAGTGGCCTTGATCCTGTTGGACAAGGTTCATTGGCTGATTCCGGTTTGCTTCGATGATATTTGGAGTGAATACCATGCCGATGTTTAAGAAGTCCGGTGGCAAAATCTTTGGCGTTCAGTTCAACAAAGCTGAAGAACGAGCCTTGGATCAGGAAATCAAGAAACAGATTGTGGAAAATGATCGGGCCTTTGACATGGACAAAGAATCATCCATCCTGTGGATGCTTCACACCCAATTTGGCTTTGGCCCAAAGCGCCTGAAGCTGGCGTGGGAGCTGTTCTATGCCGAAACCTTGAAGCTACGGGAACATTACCTGATGGAACAAGCCGATGATGGGTGGTTGGCCCGTAAAAAGCTGAAGGACATTGGGTGTGACATTGAAGAATGGTACAGAGAAGAAGGAGGGAAAACCGATGCCTAAACCTTGGGAAAATGCTGAAGGGTATCACGATCCGACAGCCTACCACGGCACAAAGAATATCATCCGTGACGAGGATGAACAGCAGAAGCGGGTGAACACCCTGATCTTCGTCCTGAAGTACATCACCCGTTTGGCGGGGTTTGAACTTCTGAACCGCATTGAAATCAAAGATCGTAAGACTGGGAGGGAATACAAATGATCAATTACTATGACCCAAATTTTCAGGGTGTCCATGTGATCCGGGTGACTTTCATGCAATGGGATTACATAGGCCATGTTGCCTTTGAAATTGGCGGAAACTGCAAAGGCGCTGAACTGATGGATTTCACCTTTTTGGAGTGTGACAACCAAGAAGATATTGACCGTTATTCTGAAAATGATTGTCAGTTCAGCTATGATGAAGAAAATGAAATTTACACCGCCGTTCTGAAAAACGCTGACGGTAACGCCTTGGAAGTGGAAGGCAATGAAGCTGATTTCAAGGCTATGGCGGTGGGCATTGAAATTGTAGGAACAACGGTGGAACGCCGATGAAGAAAATGCTGGTGGTGCTAACCCTTGTGCTGTTGCTTATGGCCGTGGCCGAGTATTTCAGCATTGATCCTGTTTGGTTCCTGATTGTCTGGTATCTTTCGGACAATATTTCCGCCTGAACAGGTGCTTCTTCAGTAGGGGTTGGAACAGCGTGTGGAACAGGTATGGAATAGATGTTTTTTCTATATCTGTTCCGCACGAAAGCCCTTGATTTTCAAGACTTTTTCAGTTGTTTTCAGGGAACGGAACAGATGGAACAGATGTAAATATACTTTCTTCTTATTAAGAAAAAAATATATAAGAAATGTGTATATAAGGAACTGCCCGTTTTATCTGTTCCATGCGTTCCAAAGTCCTGAAACCACTTGATTTTTCAGCATTTATTAACGGTACAGATGCAATGAAAACGGAACAGACCACCGTAGAAAGGATGTGTTACATAGTGAATGACAAAGACCTTTCCCAACAGGCTAAAGAATACTTTGCCCAAATCAGGAAAACGGATCGTTTGATCCATCGGCTTGATAGTACCATTGCAACCTTGCGTTCCAGCTTGACTTCTACCGGAAGCCAACTGAAACAGGACAAGGTTCAGACTTCAGGCCCCAAGAATACCCTTGAAGAAACCATCACCAAGATCATTGACCTTGAAGCCAAGATAAATGCCCGGATTGATGAACTTGTGAGCATGAAACAGGAAGCGTTCACCATGATCAACCGGATTCCTGACCTTGATCAGCAAAATATTCTGATCGGGCGCTATATTCAGTTGAAAAAATGGGAAGATATTTCTGAAGAACTGAATTATTCTATGCAATGGGTTTTTGAACTTCACGGAAAGGGTTTACTTGCTTTTGCCAAGGCAAACAGCGACTTTCTAAACAACCGAGAAAACCAGAGTGCCACCGGTTCCAAACAGAGTAAAGAATCGGTAGAATAGTAAATAAGAAATTGCGCCTACGGGAAACCGGGGCGCTTTTTCTATGCCTGATGAAAGGGGTGAATACCTGTGACACCAAGACAGCGGAAGTTCTGTGATGAATACCTGATCAGCGGCAATGCTACGGATGCGGCAATCAAGGCGGGGTATTCGCCCAAGACCGCAAAGCAGACGGGTTCTGAAAACCTTGCAAAACCTGACTTGAAAGCGTACATCGAAACCGAACTTGAAAAACTTCATTCAGCCAAGATCGCTGATGCTGAAGAAGTCATGAAATACCTGACTTCGGTAATGCGGGGCGAACATACTGAAGAAATCCCGATCCTGTGCGGTGACGGTTGCCAAGAGTTGACACAGAAAGAGGTTGGAGCCAAGGAAAGACTGAAGGCCGCTGAACTGATCGGCAAGCGTTATGGTATGTTCACGGACAAGGTAGGTGTGGAAGGGGCCGTTCCGGTGATTATCACGGGGGATGATCAACTTGAAGATTAGCCCACAGGCCAAGCGGGTTCACCTTCCTGAAGTGGTTGGCAAGGGTTACGGAACCTTCTGGAACTTCAAAGGCCGTTACCGGGTGTGTAAGGGAAGCCGTGCTTCCAAGAAATCCAAGACAACGGCCCTGAACATCATCAAACGGATGATGCAATACCCGGAAGCCAATACCCTTGTGGTTCGTAAGGTGTTCAGAACCTTGAAAGATTCCTGTTTCACCGAACTGAAATGGGCAATCAACCGCCTTGGGGTTTCAGCCTATTGGGAAATCAAAGAAAGCCCCCTTGAAATGACCTACCTTCCCACCGGTCAGAAGATTTACTTCCGGGGCCTTGATGATCCCCTGAAGGTTACTTCAATTACGGTTGAAATAGGGTTTTTGTGCTGGTGCTGGATTGAAGAAGCATACGAAATCATGAATGAAGCTGATTTTGATATGCTGGATGAATCCATTCGTGGTGCTATCCCGGAAGAAACCGGCCTGTTCAAGCAAATCACGCTGACATTCAACCCGTGGAACGAAAAGCATTGGATCAGGAAACGCTTCTTCGGGGAGATCACCGGCAAGGATGCCCAAGGGAACCCCACATACAAGTTCCATGATAGCTGGATCAGCCCGGATGGGCAGATTTACGCCACAACCACCAATTACCTGTGTAATGAATGGCTGGATACGGCGGATTTGAAGGTGTTCAACACCATGAAAGAAAACAACCCCCGCCGCTACAAGGTGGCTGGCCTTGGGGGTTGGGGCATTGTGGATGGCCTGATTTTCGATAATTGGCGGGAAGAAGCCTTTGATTATCTGGCTATTTCCAAAAAGCCTGATGTGAAAAGCGCCTTCGGCCTTGACTTCGGTTATACCAACGATCCCACGGCCCTGTTCTGTGGGCTGGTGAGTGAGAAGGAAAGAACCATTTGGGTTTTTGATGAACTGTATGAAAAGGCCCTGACAAACCGGGCAATCTGTGACCGGATCACCGGCATGGGCTACGGCAAGGAACGGATCAAGGCCGATTGTGCCGAACCTAAGAGCATTGATGAATTGCGGGATGCTGGCCTTCATCGTATCAGAGCCGCCCGGAAGGGCAAGGACAGCGTGAACAACGGAATCCAGTACATTCAGGGTTACACCATCATTGTTCATCCCCGATGCGTGAACTTCATCACAGAGATTTCAAACTACACATGGGCAGAAGATAAGTTCGGGGCCAAGATCAATGTTCCCATTGATGATTTCAACCACCTTATGGACGCTATGCGTTACGGGCTGGAAGATATACTGGTTGGCCCCGCCTTCAGCTTCGACTAACAACATGATAGTAACAAAATCCCCCGGAAATCGTGTGATTCCGGGGGATTGCATTTATTAAGCAATGAAGAAAGGCGGTGAAAGCCCGTGTTTGAACAGAAGTATATTCTGAACAAGATTGAACAATGGGCTGAACGCCTTCCATATAAAACCTTGAAGATTGAAGTGGAACTTCCCAATCAGTCTTTGGTTTTAGAGAAAACCCGAAACAGGCCGGTGGGTTTTGCCCCCCCCGATGGTGAAAGGAAAGGGTGATTGAATATGTTTCTGGATAACGCTATGGAGCGTATCAACCGCCTGATCCTTCAGGGTGGGCGAAACGGCATGACTGAACTTCAGTTTTACGCCGCTGAAATCCGTGAATGGAAGAACAGCCTGAAGCGCATGGATCAGATTAAAGGCGCTGACTACTATGAAGGCCGTCATGACATTCTGAACCGGAAGCGCACAATCATTGGTGCTGATGGCAAACTTCAGGAAGTGGACAATCTTCCGAACAACCGCCTGATTGATAACCAATATGCCCTGATGGTGGATCAGAAAACCAACTACCTTGTGGGCAAGCCCTTCACGGTGAACTGTCAGAACAAAGCCTATGCGGACGCTTTGAACGATGTGTTCAATAAGCGGTTCCACCGGCTTCTGAAGTATGTTTGTGAAGATGCCCTGAATGGTGGCCTTGGCTGGTTGTTCCCATTCTATGACAAAAAGGGCAATCTGGCCTTCAAACATTTCCCGGCCTATGAAGTTCTTCCGTTTTGGGCTGACGATGATCACACCATCCTTGATTCTGCTATCCGTCTTTACCCGCAGGAAGTGTGGGATGGATATACCAAGAAAATCATTGAACGGGTTGAACTGTTCAAGACCGATGGCCTTTACCGGTATATCTATGATGGAAGCGAACTGAAGCCTGATGTGGAAGCCGGGGAACATGAAAGCTACTTCACCATTGAGGAAGAAGGCAAGGAACCCACCGAATTGAATTGGGAACGGATTCCCCTGATTCCGTTCAAATATAACAAACAGGAAATCCCCCTGATTCGCCGTGTGAAAACCCTTCAGGACGGAATCAACACCATGATTTCCGACTTTGAAAACAATATGCAAGAGGACGCACGGAATACCATCCTGATTCTGAAGAATTACGATGGTGAAAATCTTGGTGAGTTCCGCCGCAACCTCGCCACTTTCGGAGCCGTGAAGGTTCGTGATGATGGTGATGTTACCACCCTGACGGTGGAAGTCAATTCCGAGAACTACAAGGCCATTTTGGATGTGTTCAAGAAAGCCCTGATTGAAAATGCCCGTGGTTACGATGCCAAAGATGATCGTTTGAGCGGCAACCCCAATCAGATGAACATTCAATCCATGTATTCTGACATTGACCTTGACGCAAACGGCATGGAAACCGAGTTCCAAGCGGCCTTTGAAGAACTGTTGTGGTTCATCAATAACCACTTCAGTAACACCGGCGTTGGAGATTTCACGGATGATGTGGCGATTGTGTTCAACCGGGATATTCTGATCAATGAATCTGAATCCATTGAAAACTGTTCCAAGTCCGTTGGTATTCTTTCCAATGAAACCATTGTGGAACAGCACCCGTGGGTTACTGATGTTGAAGCGGAAATGGCCCGGTTGCAGAAGGAAAAGGAAGAAGCAATGGAACAAGCACAGGAATACGCCGGTGCCTTCCAGACCGGCAACCAGAACAAAGGTGACGATGGCGAGGGTGAATAACCCCCGCCGTTTCACAATATATGCCGGGGCAGACATTGAGTGTGGCGGGGTGCTATTACTCCTACCCGCCAAAGGGTGAAATTCCCTTCCCCGGCCCATCATGGCCCGTTGGTCAAGTGGTCAAGACACCGCCCTTTCACGGCGGTAACGCCGGTTCGATCCCGGCACGGGCTACCATGTTTCCCTGTTGGACTTGGCTGAAAATGCTTGCGGGGCCTTCAGCCCTGATGGGGAAGTCTTATTTGCTGAAGTGGATGGAATAGGCAGACACGGCGGATTCAAAATCCGTTGCCGCAAGGCGTGTGGGTTCAAATCCCACCTTCAGCACCATTTTTCAGGATTGGAGGAACCGCCCATGAGGAATGCGGACTATTGGCGTGGGCGGTTTTCCATCTTGGAGGACAGCGCCCACAGAGAAGCCCAAAAGACCATTCAGGACATGGAAGAACTGTATCTGGATGCACAGCGTTCCGTTCAGAAGGAAATTGAAAGCTGGTATGCCCGTTTTGCGGTGAACAACCAAATCAGCCTGACCGATGCCCGGAAATGGCTGACTGCTGGACAGCTTGAAGAATTTCATTGGAGCGTTGAACAGTATATCAAGATCGGTGAACAGGCCGGGTTGGATGCGGCATGGCTGAAGAAGCTGGAAAATGCGTCCGCCCGGTTCCACATTTCCCGCCTTGAAGCTGTTCAGACAGGTATTCAGCAACAGCTTGAATTGCTATATGGCAATCAGGTTGATAGTCTGGATGCCCTGTTGAAGAAGGTTGTGGGCAATGGCTACACCCACACGGCTTTTGAGGTTCAGAAGGGTGTGGGCCTTGGTTGGGATATTACCGGGCTGGATCAGAAGAAACTTGAAACATTGCTTTCAAAGCCTTGGACAACGGACGGGCGAACCTTCCGGGATCGCTGTTGGTTGAACAAGAATGATCTGGTGGGTTCGGTTAGCAAGAGCCTGACGCAAGGGCTTCTTCGGGGTGATTCCCCGGCCAAGATCACCACGGTCATTCAGAAGCAGTTCGGGGTTCATCGGTATAAGGCGGGGCGGTTGGTCAACACCGAAACCACCTATTTCAACGCCGTTGCCACAAAGGAATGTTACAAGGATTTGGATGTTGAAATGGTGGAAATCATTGAAACGCTGGATTCCCATACCTGTTCCATTTGTGGTGGGCTTGATGGTAAGGTAATCCCCATTTCCCAATATGAACCCGGCGTGACCGTGCCACCCTTCCACCCCAACTGTCGAGGAACTACGGCCCCGGCCATTGATCCCAAGTATGCCGGTGAAAGAGCCGCCCGGAACGCTGATGGGAATGTGTACTATGTTCCCGCCAACATGAAATATGCTGATTGGGTTCAGACCTTCGTGAACGGCGGTTCCAAGGCTGGCTTGACCGTTGCAACCGGGGCCGCTATAATTAAGGCAAAACGGGCGTTGGAAACCCTGAAGCCTGAAATGTTCCCGGAATATCTGACCGATAAGAAGGAACTGAAGAACACCAAAACCTTGATGGAGTATGTCAACGGGTGTGAAAATGCTGATCCTGATGTGGTGGCCCTTTATGCAAAGATGGGCGATATGGAGAATATCAGGGCCAATGGAATCCCCATGAAGGTTTCCCACGGGAAAAATCATGCGGTCAATTATCGCTATTACACCCGGAATGATCAGCTTGCGGAAGCTGAATTGATTATTCCAAAGTTGGCCGGTGATGATTTAACCGGGCAAGTGGTGACAACGCTTCATGAAGAAATGCACCTGATGGATATGTTCAACCGGGCAGACCCGGCCAAATATTCCGGTTGGTTCAGTTCCAGCAATGCAAAGTTGAGCGCCTTTTTTCAAAAAACCAATACCGATATTGCAGATGATATTGATGCTTTGTTTGAAGCCTTCGACAAGGAATGTGAGCGTATTGCGGCGGAAATCAACGCAGAGTTGAGAACCGCCACTTCCGCCTTAAACGATCAATATTATGCAAGGGCTATTTCCTATGCGAACTACAAAAAAGAGTTCAACAGGCTGAAACGGGAAGCAAGCGAACAGATTGATTACCAATGCCGAAATGCTATGGGTGGCGGTATCAGTTCCCTTGAAGATATTTATGATGCGCTTTCCGGTGGTTCTGCCCGTGACGCTGGTGTTGTGAGATACGGCCACGGTTCCCAATATTACCGTAATGTCGGGAAGCGTTCTGAAGAAACCCTTGCCAACTATGGAGCCTTGGCGATTGTCCGCCCTGATTTGGTGGATATGCTACGCAAAGACAAACCGGAATTGGTGGAAGCCTTGGATGAAGTTATTCAGGAAATGTTGAAGAAAGTGGGTGGTTAAATGGATCAAGAAAAAAAGCTGATGAAGGTTCATCAGCTTCTTACTGAAGTTTCTGATGTGCTGGTGGATCGCTTCTTTGATCTGGACAGCGAAAACCTTCTTGATGAAAAAATTGAAGTGCTGACCGCCCTGAAGAACGGCAAGAAGCCTGAAGAAATCCCCAAGTATTACGCCATTCTGGAAAAGTTCACACCCGATCAGCATTGGGATTGAACCCAATATTGATGATTTGACCACCCCGGCCTTTTGACCGGTGGTGGTTTTTTCATACCATCGCCGTTTTGGATTTGTGGGCGGTAAACAGAAATCTAAATAAAATCGTGGTTCCTAACCCACGGTAAAAAAGGATTTGGAGGTTATCACTATGACAAAGGAAAATCTGCTGGAATGGGGCTTGACCGAGGAACAGGCCAATAAGGTCATGGAGGGCCTGAACGGTTCCTTCGTCACCAAAAGCCGCTTCAATGAGGTCAACACCGAACTGACCAACGCAAAGAACACGATCAAAGAGCGTGACACCCAGCTTGAAACGCTGAAGAAGTCCACAGGTGACACCAAGGCGCTTCAGGATCAGATCACACAGCTTCAGACCGACAACGCCAACCAGAAGAAGGCCCATGAAGCCGAACTGAAGGCGCTGAAGATCGGCAACGCCGTTGATATGGCATTGACCGGAGCCAAGGCCAAGAACAACACCGCTGTTAAGGCGCTGATGGCTGATTTTCTTGCCAAGGCTGAACTGGCCGATGATGGCACGGTGAAGGGCTTGAGTGACGAAATCAAGAAGCTGGTGGACGGTCAGGACACGGCTTTTCTGTTTGACACCAAGGCCCCTGATAAGAAGTTCAAGGGTGCCAAGCCCGGTGAAAAGAGTGATACACCCCCGGCCGGTGATGATCCTTCCAAAATGACCTATGATGAACTGTGTCAGTATTTGGAAGCCCACCCGGATGCAAAGTTGGACTAACCAACACCCCTACAAATCTTATTTTTAGAAAGGAAGTTTTGAACTATGCCTAACAACAAGTTTGATTCCAAGAGTTTCAATGCTGAAGCGTTCAAGTACATGGTGGCCCGTGTTCCCAACCTGAACATGAACGAAATCAAGAAATCCCGTGCATTGGCCGCAAACCCTGACATTCAGGAAGTGTTCAGCGGTCAGAACGGCACCGCTTACGCCCGTCTTGCCATGCGTGGCCTGATTGACGGTGATGCGGTGAACTATGACGGTTCTACCGACATTACCGCCACTTCCACCAAGACCTTTGAACAGGGCGTTGTGGTGGTTGGCCGTGCCAAGGCGTGGAAAGAGCGTGATTTCTCCTATGATGTGACCGGTGGCGTTGATTTTATGGCGAATATCAGCGAACAGGTCGCACAGTACAAGGATGAACTGGATGAAGCCACCATTCTTTCCATCCTGAAGGGCATTTTTGCCATGTCCACCACCGATGCCAAGAACAAGGAATTTGTGGAGAAGCACACCACCACCGTTTCCGGTGCTATGACCGCCACCACCCTGAACACGGCGGCAAACAAGGCTTGCGGTGCGAACAAGAAGAAGTTCACTTTGGTTTTCTGCCATAGTGATGTTTCCACCGGCCTTGAAAACCTGAACCTGATCGAACGCCTGAAGTACACCGACAAGGACGGTATTCAGCGTGATTTGGAATTGGGTACTTGGAACGGCAAGCTGGTAATCGTCACCGATCAGATGCCCGTTTCTGAAGGCTATTTCGATGCCGATGCCAACACCACCGGCGCTTTGAAGATCGTTGCTTCTGGCACCCCCGCTGATGGCGAAATCCTTCTGTCCAAGGTCACGCCCTACTTCGGTTCCAAGACCCTTGCGGCCAATGATTATGTGGTTGCTGGTGTTCAGTACACCACCTACGCTATGGGTAACGGTGCCTTCTCTTATGAGGACATCGGCGTAAAGGTTCCCTATGAAATGGCCCGTGACCCCAAGACCAACGGCGGTGAGGATTTGCTGTATATGCGTCAGCGTAAGGTTTTCGCCCCCTTCGGCCTGTCCTATGAGAAGAAAACGCAGGCAAGCACCAGCCCCACGGCGGCTGAACTGGAAAACGGCGGAAACTGGACGCTGGTTCATTCCGGTGAAAGCACCGCAAGTCAGCGTTCTTACATCAACCACAAGGCCATTCCCATTGCCCGGATTCTTTCCCGTGGCTAAAGGCGGTGAACCCCGTTGCGTGATAAAGCGGTTGCAATGCTAACGGCCCTTGGCGTGGCGGGGGCCGCTGATGATCCGCTGTTGGATATTGCCTTGAACAATGTTCAATGGCGGATCAAAAACCTTTCCAACCTTTCCGAAATCCCGGAAGGGTTGGAAAGTCTGGCCGTTTCTATGGCCGTGGGCGAATACCTGAACATGAAGAAGTGTTCTGGACAGCTTGAAGGGTTTGATCTGGATGCGGCGGCGGTGAAATCCATTCAGGAAGGTGACACCAACATTACCTTTGCCCTTGGTGAAGGTAGTTCAACCCCTGAACAGAGGTTGAACAGCCTGATTGATTATCTGATCAACGGGCGCATTGGTGAAATCTACCGTTATAGGCGGTTGGTATGGTAAATAAGGCCGTGCGAACTGCTTTGGAACGGTTGTGGAAGGATCGGTGTTCTATCTTCATCCGTGAGGAAGTCACCGATCCTGTCACCCACCTGACGGATTCTGAAGAAAAGCCGCTTCTTCAGGATCAGCCGTGCAAGCTGTCTTTTGAAACATTAACTTCAACCAATGGGGATGAAGTGGCAACCGCCCAACAGGTGGTGAAGCTGTTCCTTTCCCCGGATGTGAAGGTTCCCGCAGGTTGCAAGATCGTTGTAACCCGTCCAAATGATATGGAACGAACCTTCACCTATGCCCGTTCCGGTGAACCGGGCGTGTTTTCCAACCATCAAGAAATCATGCTTGAACCCTTCAGGGGGTGGGCCTGATGGGAAGATGGGGCCGGTGTGATTACCGGGAATTGAAGAAGCTGGATGAACGCCTTCAACAGCTTTCGGAAGTTGACATGGATCGGCTTTGCCGGGATGCCGCCAAGAAGATTGCCCAAATCCTTCTGAATAAGGTGAAGAAAAGAACCCCCGTTGGTGTGGTTCCGCCGTATGCCACGGATGAAGCCAAGGAAGAATATTGGCCCGGTTATCGTGGCGGTTCCTTGCGTGACGCTTGGACGATCCTTCCCATTGAAAAACATGGGGAGCAGTACACCGTGACCATCATCAACAATTTGGAATATGCGTCCTATGTGGAATACGGCCACCGGCAAACACCGGGGCGCTATGTTCCAGCCTTGGGAAAGACCCTGAAGGCAAGTTGGGTGAAGGGGCGGTTCATGTTGACGATTTCCGAACAGGAAGTGAAAACCTTGGCCCCGTCCATTCTGAATGATATGTTGTATGACGCTTTGAAGGGGGTGTTCAGTTGATCAATGAAATCATCAAAGGTGTTTCCATGAAGCTGAACGCCACCTTTGGAGCCGGGTACAAAATCTATCAGAATGATGTGGAACAGGGCTTCAAGGAACCCTGTTTTTTCATTGCTGTCCTGAAGCCTGACATTTCCCCGTTGCAGAAGAACCGATTCATGAACCGGAACCCGCTGGATGTTCACTATTTCCCAACCAGCGGGAGAAACAACGCTGAATTGTTCACTATGGCCGGGGATTTGATGGAATGTTTGGAGTTCATCACCCTTCCCAATGGGGATGTGCTTCACGGAACTTCCATGAGTTATGAAGTGCAAGACGGGGTTCTTCACTTCTTCGTGAACTACAATTTGACACTTCGCAGAGAAACCGAGGAAACCGCAATGGAAACCTTGGAAACTACTGTGGAGCCAAAGAAAGGGTGATTGAATGGCTACCAGAAAGAAAGCCGCCACCGCACAGGAACCGACCATCACGGCCCCGGTGGTATTCCCCAAAGAACGGGTGTTGACCTTCAGGCGTTACGCTGACCGGCGTGATCTTCTGTCTGTCCTTTTGGAAGATGGGAAGGAATACACCTTCGATCAGATTGATGGGCTGATCAATGACTTTATGAAAGGTAAGGTGAAATAATATGGCCCTTGGCGGCGGCACCTTCTTGGTGCAGAACAAGGTTCTGCCCGGTGCATATATCAACTTCATTTCTGTGGCGCAGGCAAGCGCCACCCTTTCTGACCGTGGCATTGTCACCATCCCCCTTGCTATGAATTGGGGGCCTGAAGGCAAGATTTTCACGGTGGAACAGGCTGACTTTATCAAGAACAGTCAGAAGATTTTCGGCTATGCGTACACGGCGGATGAACTGAAGCCTATGCGTGAAATCTTCCTTCACGCCAAAACCGTTCATTTCTTCCGCCTTGGCACCAGCGGCGTGAAGGCGGCTAACACCTACGCAACGGCCAAATACCCCGGCACCCGTGGTAATGATCTTCGTACCGTTATCACGGCGAATGAAAACACCACAGAACAGAAGCCGCTGTTCGATGTGGCAACCTTCTTGGGAACCGTTCAGGTTGATCTTCAGGAAGGTGTGGCCGCTATCACCGATCTGAAGGCCAATGCCTATGTGGATTGGAAGTCCAGCGGAACCCTTTCTTTGACCGCCTCTTTGCCCCTGACGGGCGGCACCAATGGCACCGTGGCCGATTCCGACTATCAGACCTATCTTGATCAGGCGGAAGCGTACACCTTCAACGCTATGGGTTGCACCGAGAGCAAGGCCACCATCACCGCCCTGTTTGCGGCCTTCGCAAAGCGGATGCGTGATGATGTGGGCAAGAAGTTTCAGGTGGTTCTTTTCCGCAAGCTGGCCGATTATGAAGGCGTTGTGAGCGTCAAGAACGGCCTGACTTCCGACAAGACTTCCACCGCCCTGATCCCTTGGGTTACGGGCGTGATCGGCGGAACGGCGGTCAATAAGAGCGCCACCAACATGACCTATGATGGTGAATACGATGTGGACACCGATTTCACGCAGACCCAGCTTGAAAACGGTATCAAGGAAGGTTCCTTCATGTTCCATCGTGTGGATGAAGCGGTGTGTGTCCTGACTGACATTAACAGCTTCATTTCCATCACGGATGAAAAGTCCAGCGACTTTTCCAGCAACCAGACGATCCGAGTTTTGGATCAGATCGCCAATGATATTGCCGTTCTGTTCGGCAAGAAGTATCTTGGCAAGGTTCCCAATGATGCCGCTGGCCGGATTTCCCTTTGGAACGATATTGTGAAGCACCACACGGAACTTCAGGATATTCGGGCCATTGAGAACTTCAGCGGCGAAAATGTGACGGTTGAAAAGGGCGATACCAAGAAATCCGTGGTGGTTACTGACTATGTGACCCCCGTGAACGCTATGGAACAGCTTTATATGACCGTCTATGTTCAGTAAGGAGGTACAACCATCATGGCAGATAGAACCATCATGAACGCCAAGGATGCTGTTTCCGCTTCCTTGGCTGAATGTTTCGTGACCATCGGGGATAACCGTTACAACTTCATGCAGGCTATCAACCTTGAAGCCAACTTTGAGAAGAACAAAACGGAAGTTCCCATTTTGGGCAAGACCGGCAAGGGCAATAAGGCCACCGGCTGGAAGGGTACGGGTTCCGCCACCTTCCACTATAACACTTCCATCTTCCGTGAGCTGATGAAGCGTTATAAGGACACCGGCGAGGATGTCTATTTTGACATTCAGGTGACAAATGAAGATCCCACTTCTTCTGTGGGCCGTCAGACCGTGATCCTGAAGGATTGCAATATGGATGGCGGCTTGCTTGCCAAGTTTGACGCTGATGCGGAATACTTGGATGAAGATATGGACTTCACCTTTGAAGATTTCGAGATGCCCGAAACCTTCAGCCTTTTGGCCGGTATGCAGTAAGCAGAGCGCCCCGGCCTTACTTCGGTAGGGGCCGGGGCCTTTTTTCGTATCAAAATATAGGAGGAAAAAACAATGAGCCTGTCCGCTTTTTTGGCTGAAAACGCCGTTCCCGTTGAGAACATCAAGTTTGTTGCTTCCAAACGCTTCTTGGGTGAGGATGGCAACCCCATTCCTTGGGAGATCAAGACCATCACCGGCACCGAGGATGAAGCCCTTCGGAAGTCCTGTGCCAAGCGTGTTCCGGTTCCCGGCAAGAAGAACCAGTATCAGAAGGAAACCGACTATGATCTTTACCTTGGCAAGCTGGCCGTGGCTTGTACCGTGTTCCCCAATCTGAATGATAAGGAACTTCAGGACAGCTATAAGGTCATGGGCGCTGATGCCCTTCTGAAAACCATGCTGACCCCCGGCGAATATGCCGAATACCTGACCAAGATTCAGGAAGTGTGTGGTTTTGATACCACCATGCAGGATGAGGTTGATGAAGCAAAAAACTGATCTGTGAAGGTGATGGTGAAGCCAACATTGCTTACTATTGCCTTCACGAACTTCATTTAACACCTTCCGCCTTCTATGCTTTGCCCCGGCGTGAACGGGCCTTCATCATTGCGGCCATTGATGTTCGGGTGGAAGCTGAAAAGAAGAAGCAAAAGGAAATTGAACGCAAACAGCGCCGGGGCCGACACCATTAAGGCCCCGGCTATTCTCCAAGAAAGGTGGTGATCCCTGTGGGAACTATCCGAACCGCTATTGCCCTTTATGATGGTGTTACCAGCCCCCTTCAGAGTATGCACAAGGCTATGGGTGTTGTGCTGAACACCTTTGAATCCATGCAACAGGCTTCCGGTAGAGCCGTTGACACGGCGGCAATCCGGGAAGCCCGTGAAGAATGGGCGAAAGCGGGAACCGCCTTTGATGCCATTGAAGAAAATATCAGGAACGCCAATAATGAACAGCAAAAGTTCAATAATTCCATTCGTGGGGGTAACAATTCCGCCAATGGACTTCTGTCCACCATCAAGAAAATTGCCGTTGCCGCTGGTGGTATCGTCGGGATCAATAAGGTGCAGAACATTTCGGATAAATTGGCAAGCACCAAGGCCCGGTTGAATCTGCTGGTGGATGATGGCGGTTCCGTGGATGTGTTGGAACAGAAGATCATGGCTTCCGCCCAGCGTTCCCGATCCGTTTACTTTGATACCGCTTCCGCCGTTGCGAAACTTGGCTTGAACGCCGGTAACGCCTTCAACGGTGACATGAATCAGGTCATTGCTTTCATGGAGCAGGTGAACAAGCAGTTTGTTATTGGCGGCGCTACGGCCCAAGAGCAAAGCAACGCCATGATCCAGCTTACACAGGCAATGGCGGCGGGTGCGCTTCGTGGTGAAGAACTGAACTCCATTCTGGACGGTGCGCCGGGTATCGCAAGAGCCATTGAAAAGTATATGGGGATTGCGGAAGGTTCCATCAAGACGGTTGCACAGGAAGGCAAGGTAACGGCTGAAGTGGTGAAGAACGCCATGTTTGCTATGGCGGATGAAACCAGCGCAAAGTTCGATTCCATGCCCAAGACTTGGGCGCAGATTTGGGCCGGGATGAAAAATAAAGCCCTTTCCATGTTCGCCCCGATCCTGACCAAGATCAACCAGATTGCCAATAGCACCAAGTTCCAGCAAGTTACCACGGCCCTGATCAATGGGCTTGCGGGGGTTGCAAATGTGGCTTCTTCGCTATTGGATATTCTGATTTCCGTTGCTTCGGTGATTGTTGATAATTGGAGTTGGATTCAGCCTATCATCATGGGTATTGTGGCCGCTATGCTGATTTATAACGGTGTGGCACTGGTGACAAATGCCATTATGGGTATTCAGGCAACGGCCAAGGCCGTTCATGCGGCGGCAACTGCTATGGAAGCGGGAGCCACTTTCACCGCTACGGTAGCCCAGCAGGGCCTAAATGCGGCGCTTTTGGCTTGCCCCCTTACATGGATCATCCTTCTGATTATCGCCGTCATTGCGGCTATCTATGCGGCGTGTGCGGCAGTTGCCAAGTTCACCGGAATTGCAAATAGCGGCTTCGGTGTGATTTGCGGGGGAATCATGGTTGTGATTTCCTTCTTCAAAAACCTTGGCCTGTCCGTGGCGAATATTGCCTTGGGTATCTGGAACGCTTTGGGGGCTTGTGCTTCCAATATCGGAACCGCCTTCCATAATGTCATTTCCAATGTTCAGGGATGGTTTTATAACCTTCTTTCTACGGCCCTTACAGTTGTGGCCGGTATTTGTGAAGCCCTGAACAAGTTGCCCTTCGTTGAGTTCGACTATTCCGGGATCACCAGCAAAGCAAGCGAATATGCGGCCAAGTCCGCTGAAGCCTATGGGAATGTTGAGGAATATAAAAGCGTTGCCGATGCCTTCAATGAAGGAATGTCTACCTTTGACACCTTCCAACATGGTTGGGCCGCTGATGCTTTTGCTTCCGGTGCCGCTTGGGGTGATGGTGTGGCCGATAAGGTTTCCGGTATGTTTGATTTTTCCGCCTTGGATTCTATGGGGGCTGATTCTTTGGATGCCTTCAACCTTGGCAATGATCTTGATAGCATTTACGGGAACACCGGCGATATTGCAAACAACACAGCGGCCACCGCTGATGCCTTGGATATTGCTGAAGAAGATTTGGCCTATCTTCGTGACATTGCGGAGCGTGAAGCAATCAACCGGTTCACTACCGCTGAAATCAAGGTTGAACAGCACAATGAAAACCACATTTCTTCTGAAATGGATATTGATGGGATTATGGACGCATGGACAGAGAACTTTGCCGAACGGCTGGCGGTATCGGCGGAAGGAGTGCATAAGTAATGGCATATAAACTGTATATGGCGGGAACGCTTATGCCCATCACCCCTTCCAAGGTGACGGTGAAGATCAACAACCAGAACAAGACCATGACCCTGATCAACGGGGAAGAAATCAACATTCTGAAGGCCGCTGGCCTTTCGGATGTGTCCTTTGAATTGGTTCTTCCCCAAGTGTCCTATCCATTCAGCAACGGTGGAGCGCAAAGCGCCGCCTATTACCTGTCCTTGTTTGAACGGCTGAAGGTGAGCAAGACCCCGTTCCAATTCATCCTGAACCGGCAGAAGCCCGGTGGCGGGATGTTCCATTACACCAATTTGACCGTTGGCCTTGAAACCTATGAAATCACCGATGATGCCGGTGAAGGCTTTGATGTGAAGGTGAAGATCAACCTGAAACAGTACAGAGCCTATGGCACCAAGACCGTGACCGTGCAACCGGCCAAGACTTCCGGGGGAACCGCCACCGCAACGGTTAAGGCGGCACCCCGGCCCACCACAACGGCCCCGAAAGCCGCCACCTATACGGTGAAATCTGGTGATTGCCTTTGGAACATTGCCAAGAAGCAGTTGGGCAACGGGGCCGATTACACGAAAATTTATAATCTGAACAAGGACAAAATCAAGAACCCGAACCTAATCTATCCCGGTCAGGTTCTTACTTTGCCTTCCTGAAAGGGGTGATTCCGTTTGGCAGTTGAATTGTTCATCCAGCATAACAGCACCATCCAATTCCCCGTTGTCAAGGAAGGCGCACGGCTGACCTTGGAGCGCAAGGGAACCCCCGGCAAGTTGGAGTTCACCGTTGTCAAGGGGCCGGGGCTGAACTTTGCTGAAGGTGATCCGGTGAAGCTGACTGTGAACGGAACCGCCATGTTCTATGGGTTTGTGTTCAAGAAAAAGCGTGACAAGGGCGGCACCATTGATGTTGTGGCCTATGATCAGTTGCGTTATTTGAAGAATAAGGACACCATCACGGAAGAAGGGCTGAAGGCTTCTGACCTTCTGAAGCGCATTGCAACAGATTTCCGGTTGAACCTTGGCACGGTGGAAGATACCGGTTATACCCTTGAAACCATCGTGGAAGAAAACCAAACCCTGTTTGATATGATCCAGAGCGCCCTTGATGAAACCCTGATGAATACCAAACAGCTTTATGTTCTATATGACGATGCCGGGAAGCTGACCCTGAAGAACATCAATACCATGAAGCTGAACCTTCTGATCGATGAAGAAACCGGGGAAAACTTCAGCTATGAATCCAGTATTGATGAACAGACCTATAACAAGATCAAGTTGGCCTATAACGATGAAAAAACCGGTAAGCGGGAATTGTTCATTGCACAGGACGGGGCGAAAATGAACCAATGGGGTGTTCTTCAGTATTTTGAAGAAGTTCAGACCAAAACGGGTGCTTCCGCCAAGGCGGATGCCCTGTTGAAGCTGTACGATCAGAAAACCCGCAAGCTAACCATTCAGAACGCTTTCGGTGATGTGCGGGTTCGTGCTGGAAGCGCCGTGGTGGTGGCCCTGAACCTTGGCGATATTGTCACCAACAATTACATGGTGGTGAATAAAGTCACCCATACCTTCAAGGGCGATGAACATATGATGGCGCTTGACCTGATCGGGGGTGAATTTATTGCCTAATCCTGTTGATGTGATTAAACAAGCGGCTATGGAAGCACAAGAATCCAGCAAGCCGGTGAACATCCTGTTTGGAACAGTCCTTTCCGCTTCACCCTTGAAAATTCAGGTGGATCAGAAATCCATCTACACTTCCAAAATGCTGATCCTGACCCGGAATGTGACTGATTTTGAAGTTGATATGACGGTGAACCACAGCACCGAGGACAAAGGCGGTGGTTCTGGTGCGGCGGCTTATGAAGCCCACAAACACGCCTATGTTGGCAAGAAAACCTTCAAGGTTCACAACGCTTTGAAGGCCGGTGAAAAGGTGCTTCTGATCCGGGTTCAGCAAGGAAAGAAATTCGTGGTTATTGACCGAGTAAAGGGGGCTTGATGATGATTCCGCAAGTGCAGGATGATATTAAACAGGATTTCACCATTGAAACCCTTCCAAGCCGTACTTTCAGGATGAACCACAACAACCTGACCATCATCGGCACCATTGATGAAATCCAAGCTGTGGAACAGGCGGTTTTTCTGATCCTGAACACAGAACGCTATGAATGGTTGATCCATTCTTGGGATTATGGGGTTGAACTTCATAATCTGATCGGGAAAGATGTGGAATACTGTATTCCCGAAATTGAACGCCGGGTTCGTGAAGCCTTGCTTCAGGATGATAGGATCACGGCGGTTCAGAACTTTGAATTTACGGTGAACAAAAAGAAAGTGCTGACTACCTTCACGGTGGTCAGCATTTTTGGCGAAATCAATGCAGAATTGGGGGTTGAAATCTGATGTATGAAGCACAGACCTATGAAGCAATCCTTTCCCGGATGCTTCAGAAGGCGCTTTCCATCAATGGCAATTTGGACACCCGTGAAGGTTCGTTGGTTTGGTGCGGTGACGCCCCCGCCGCCGTGGAATTGCAGAACCTTTATATTGCCCTTGATACGGTGCTGAATGAAACCTTTGCGGACACCGCAACCCGCCCTTATCTCATTTTGAGGGCGGCAGAAAGGGGCCTGAAACCGCAACCGGCAAGCCCCGCCGTGTTGCAGTTGAGCATTACACCAACCACCTTGCACCTTCCCATGAACACCCGCTTTTCCATCGGAGAACTGAACTATTATGTTTCGGCTGACCGTGGAAGTGGTAAGTATGAAATCACCTGTGAAACCGCTGGTGAAGCCGGTAATGACTACACCGGAACGGTGATTCCCATTGAGTATGTGGACGGGCTTGAAACCTGTTCCATTTCCGCCGTGGTGATCCCCGGTGAGGATGAAGAAGATACCGAGGTTTTCAGACAGCGTTACATGGATAGCCTGAACGCCCAAGCCTTCGGCGGCAACCGTGCGGATTATCTGGAAAAGGTGAACGCCATTCCCGGCGTGGGCGGTGTGAAGGTATATCGGGTTTGGAACAGCGATTTGAACCCGGCCAAGCTGATCCCGCCCACGGGAACCGACACTTGGATCAGCGGCCTTTCCGGTGTGTCCGAGGAAATCAAGGCGTGGTTGAATGCTGTGTATGCGGCGGGAGCCAATAGCAAGCTGACCGTGGGCGGAACCGTGAAGCTGGTGATCATCAACAGTTCCTTCAAGAAGCCTTCGGAAGCCCTTGTGGATCAGGTGCAGACCGCAGTTGACCCTCTTCAGAACGCCGGTGAAGGCGTTGGCATTGCCCCCATCGGCCATGTGGTGAGGGTTGAAGGTGTGGGTGAAGATACCATCAACCTTTCCTTCGATCTGTACTATCAGCGGGAATGGAGTTGGGATGATGTTTCCGCCTATGTCACTGAAGCAATCAACGGTTACTTCTTGGAACTGGCCCAAAGTTGGGCAGACCAGAATGAAGCCCTTGTGGTTCGTATCAGTCAGGTGGAAAGCCGCCTGTTGGGAATCACCGGTATTCTGGATATTGCCAACACCAAGATCAACGGTGAAGCGGCGAACTGTACCCTGACCCTTGACCACATTCCGGTTTTGGGAACCATTGAGCCGGGAACCATCGTGATCAGCGGATAAGGGGGCCGGGAGCATGGAACGCAAACTGATTGATTATCTTCCTTATGTCATTCGTGATTATGCGGAGTTTCAGGGGATCATGGGGAGCGAACAGCCGGAAATTGAAAAGGCATGGAATACCACGGATGATCTTCTTGATAATCAGTTCATTCCCACCGCTGGAAACATGGGCCTTTCCCGGTGGGAAAAGATTTTGGGGATTACCCCCAAAGGCACGGACAGTCTTGAAGATCGCCGGTTCCGTATTCTGACCCGGATCAATGAAGAACTTCCGTACACCTTGCCCCAGCTTCGGAACATCCTTGAAACGCTATGCGGGAAGGGTAACTATTCCGCTGATGTGGAAGAAGGCACCTATCAGCTTCTTGTGAAAATCGGGTTGGCCGCAAAGAACAACTTCAATGATGTTGAATCTTTGCTGAACCGGGTTGTTCCCCAAAACATGGTTGTGACCTTGCTTCAGCTTTATAACACCCATGCGGAACTTGGGCGGTTCACCCATGCCCAGCTTGCCGCCTATACCCATAATCAGTTGAGAAACGAGGTTTTGAAGAATGGCGAATAAAACAACCAACTACAAGCTGACTAAACCCCTTGAATCTGAATTTTATGATGTAGGGGTTCAGAATGAAAACATGGATAAGATTGATACCCAAATGAAGGCCAATGCGGATGCCGTTGAAGCCCTTCAGAAAGGTCAATCCGGGAAGGCTGATCTGGTGGATGGTAAGGTTCCCGCCGAACAGCTTCCCAACATGAACTATGATCCCAAAGGTACGGCCCAAAAAAAGGTGAACGAACACAACCTTGATCAGACCGCCCACCCGTATCTGTTGAACCAGATCGGAACCTGTGTGGAAGCCGCACAGAACGCACAGGATGCCGCAAATGCGGCCTTGGATGCTGTGTCCGGTATCGTCTATACCATCAATGTTCTTCCTTCGCAGAATGGCACCCTGACCTATAACGGACAGGCCCAAAGTCCTTCTTGGAACGCTTATAACCCCGATGCGCTGACCTTGGGCGGCGTGACTACCGGCACCAATGCGGGAACTTACACGGCCACTTTCACGCCGAAAGGGAAGTATAAGTGGGCAGACGGCACACAGACCGCCAAGGAAGTGACTTGGACGATCAACGCCGCCACCATGACGATCCCCACGCAGAGAAACAGCCTTACTTATACCGGTTCGGCCCAAAGCCCCACTTGGAACAACTATGACAGCGGGAAAATGACGCTTGGAGGAACTACCAGCGGCACGAACGCCGGTTCCTACAATGCCACCTTCACGCCGAAAACGAACTACAAGTGGGCTGATGGAAGCACCGGGGCCAAAACGGTTGCTTGGAGCATTGCCAAGGCCGCTGGTAGTTTGTCTTTGAATAAGACTTCCATCAAACTGACCGCCGCAAAGACCACGGACACCATCACCGTGACAAGGGCGGGTGATGGTAAGATTACGGCCACTTCCAGCGCCCCCACGGTGGCTTCTGTGAGTGTTTCCGGTTCGGTGGTAACTGTTACCGCCAAGGCCAAAGGAAACGCCACAATCACCGTCAGCGTGGCCGCTGGCACCAATCACACGGCCCCGGCCAATAAGACCTGTTCCGTTGAAGTGACATTGCCCACCAAGGTTCTGAACGATAACAGTTGGGCAACCATCCGGGAAGTCAGTTCCGCAGGTTTGGGAGCCAACTATTGGGCCGTTGGTGATATGAAGGAAATCAAGATCAATGGTAAGGTGGGCAACACCACTTTTTCCAATTTGGCGGTCAATGCTTTCATTTTGGGGTTCAATCACAATTCGGCCCGTGAAGGCGGGAATAAGATCCATTTCCAGATTGGAAAAATTGGGAGTGCCGCCGTTGCCCTATGTGACAGCAAATACAACACTAATATTTCCGGCACCGGTTATTTCAGTTGGAACACCAGCAACACGAACAGCGGTGGTTGGAACGCTTGCTATAAGCGGAAAACCCTTTATGGCAATGATGGAACCCCCACAAGCCCCTTGGCAAACAGTTTGATGGCGGCGCTTCCGTCTGACCTTCGTGCTGTGATGCAACCCGTGACCAAGTACACCGATAACACGGGCAATTCCAGTAACAGTTCCGGTAATGTTACAACCACCACCGATTACCTGTTCGATCTTTCCGAGTTTGAAGTCTTTGGCACAAGAAGCTATGCCAATCAGTACGAACAGAATTACCAGCTTCAGTATGATTATTACAAAGCTGGTAACACCAAGATTGCAAATAATCAAACCGCCGTCACCACGGCGGTTTGGTGGGGCCTTCGTTCCCCTTATTGCTATATCATCTTCTATTTCGTTGTTGTCTGGACGGATGGCTACAACACCAGTTACACTGCCTATAATTCTGGTGGGTTGCGGCCCGGCTTTGCCGCCTAATCCCCCGCA